AGTTCACCCCCATGCAGAAGCAAGCCTTTGGTCGTGCCGAAGGTCAGCAGGTTGCCGAGCAAATTGGTGCGGGCTCAGGTCTTGCTGGTACAGCTGGCTTGATGGGTTTGACGGGTGGTTACCAGCCCGGTCAGTTTGGCTCACAAATGAGTCAATACATGTCGCCCTACATGGATGCTGTGATTCAGCGTCAGATGGACTCTGCCCAGCGTCAGGCTGACATTGCCTCCACCCAGCGTGGTGCACAGGCTGTCCGGGCCGGTGCCTTTGGTGGCTCACGTCAAGCTATTGAGAACGCAGAAGCTGCCCGTGCCTTGGCCTCCCAGAAGGGCCAAATTCAAGAGACGGGTTTGCAGAGCGCTTACGACCGGGCCACTGATATGTATGGCCGCGAACAGGCATTGGCTGAGCAGTCTCGTCAGGCCGGCCTCAGTACTGCGCTCGGTGCAGCAGGTCAGTTGGGTCAGTTGGGCCAACAGCAGTTCGGCCAGCAGATGGACATCACAGGCCAGCAGGCACAGTTTGGCGGCCAGCAGCGTCAGGCTACACAAGACATTCTGAGCCAGCAGTACCAAGACTTCTTGAACCAGCAGCGTGCGCCTTACGACCAGCTGTCGTTCATGTCCAGTCTTATTCGTGGAACACCCATGGGCCAGACCACGACCCAGTACCAACCCCCACCCAGCACCACATCCCAGTTGATTGGCTTGGGTACAGCTGCGGCAGGCGCATACGGTGCGTACAAAGGTGCGGCAGGTGGGTCGGTCCCCTCATACGCATCGGGTGGCAAGCTCAACCTAGAGGGCACCTTTGAGGTCGCTGATGGCGGTGGTGGCTTGGGCGGAGGCAGCATGTTCAACAATATGCAGCAAGGTGGTATCGGCGGAGCTCAAATGCCGCAGCAGCCCATGTTGTTTAGAGCAGAGCCAGCCGTCATGCCCCAAGGTGGTAACTACGCAGCAGGTGGTATTGCCAATCTGAAGAACCAACCCGAGATGGCAGCAGCCGCCAGAGGCATGGACGACCAGCAGGTTGCTAAGACGGCTGGTATGGAGGGCATCGCCGGTCTGACCGCAGGTGATGAGCAGCGGCGTCGCAGCGAATTGCGCATGGCCGCAGAAGGCCAGAAGGCCCCGGCCAGCATGACGAAGATCACCTCAACCTTGTCGCAAATGTCGGACGCAGAACTCCAGCAGTACGCCAAGCTGAACAAGAGCGATCCATACACCATGGCTTTGGTTGTGTCTGAAGCCAACCGCCGCAAAGAGGGTGGCATGCCTACCCAAAAGGCACCTACCGTGGTGGAGCAGCAGATCGCCGGCATGGCCTTGCCAGAAGAGATGGGCATCGCCCAGCTTCCAACAGGCAACATGGAGTTTGCCGGCGGCGGCATCATTGCTTTTGCCCAAGGCGATGAGGTTCTTTCTACTGAAGAGCAGCTGGAACGTCAACGGGCGGAAGACCGCGCAAGAATTAAAAGTGCTTTTGAATCAGGTCTCATAAGCGCGGAAGAGTTTGGTAGAGCACTTGCGGACATTGGCACGCTGCCCGTGCGCGGTGTGGCTGGCGCTTTGGATACCGCTGTAATTCGCCCCCTGCGTGCGGCCGGCGCTGATATTGGCTACATGAGTCCCTACTTGGTTCCAGATGGGGTTGACCCAGCAAGCATGACTCCGTTTTCCGATCAGATGCGGTCTAGAACCCAAGATAACTCTGGCATTGCTGCGCTGAAAGCGTCTTCAGAAGATGCTCCTCGAGGCCGTGGTGTTGGCTTTACCGACCCGCGACTCAGCCAGTCCGGTGTAGACCAGTCTGTTGCCGCCTTGCGGGCCGCCGAGACTCAGCGCAAAGACGTGGCCGAGACTGGAACTGGCGAGAAAAAACAGCCCGGCCCACCCGGCATTCCCAGTGGCCTTGGCTACCTACAGCAGCTTCAGGCTGAGCGTGATCGCCAGATTGCAGCTCAGGCTGAGATTGACAGGCTGCGTGCGGCCGATGTTGCCACCACCCGTGGTGAGTTGTCCGAAGAAGAAAAGCTTGCCCGTGAGTTCGGTGCTGAGCGTGAAAAACGTCTCAAGACCCAAGAGGAAAAGCTTGCCGGCTCCGAGAAGCAGAACTTCAACATGACCTTGATCGAAGCCGGTCTGGCCATGATGGCTGGCGATTCTCCAAACGCGTTCAAGAACCTTGCTGAAGGCGCTGCTCGCGGCCTCAAGGGCTACCAAGGCCGCTTGCAAACCCTTCAAGACAGCAGAGAAAAGCTGGACGAGTCCATGGCACGCTTGGCTGAAATCCGCGAAGAGAAGTTGTCTGCAGTTGGAGCACGCAAGCGTGAACTTAATGTCATGGAGCGCAGTATCATGACCGAGAGCAAAGCTGCTCAGGAAAAGATTGCGTCTGCATTTGCTGGTGACAAGATTAAGTTCACCAAAGATCAGGCAGATAAGGCCAGCGCTCGCGCATTCGACATATATAAGCTTAAGCAAAGAGATGTTACCGGAAGCAGGACTGATGCAGCAAACTTGCGCGTGGCCCTTAGCGGACAGATTAACGCTTTGCAAAGAAAGCGGGACCAAGGCGAGGGCCTCAGCGAGGATGAAACGCAAGAATTGGCCCAGCTTCAGCGCGAGTTTTCAGGTCTCACCAGAATGTTAAGTGACAGACTTGGCTTGCAGGGCAGTGGTACAGTTGGAGGGTCGTCAACGCTGCCTGCGGGCTTCAAGCTGGACTAAGAAATGGCCATTCAGACTGCTACCAACCCCAAGACTGGCGAACGTATTGCTCTGATCAACGGTAGCTGGGTGCCGTTCAAGCAGTCGGCAACCAACGATCAAGGGCAAAAAGCTTTCTTGGTTGGTGGCCAGTGGATCACAGACGGCGTTGCTCAGGCCGCGAAACCAGAAGCAGAGGGCGGCTTCTTCTCCAACGTAGGCAACCTTCTGGTCGAGGGTGGCAAAAGTGCGCTGAGCGCTGCAGAGATTTCGCCTGCCGTGATCTCTGGCGGGGTTGACAAAGGTCAAGCCGAAACGATTGCCAAGGAACTGGGCCGCACAAGGGTTGAGCCCAAGGCTTTGAAAAAAGCGCAAGCTGCTTTTGAAGATGAAGGTGCTGATTTTAAAAAGGCTGAAGGTTTCTTTGAAAGCCTTGGTCCCATCGCTCGCACGATTGGCGAGGTTGGAAGGCAGGCCCTCTCAAACCCAGAGGGCCTTATTTACTTGACCGCTCAAAACGCAGCAAACATTGCCCCCTCGATTGTCGGTATGCTGGGCGGTGCGAAGCTGGGCGGTATGGCCGGCACCGCTGTAGCCCCCGGACCCGGCACGGTCGTTGGCACAATAGGTGGCGGTATTGCTGGCGGGTTTGCTGGTTCTGCGCCGCTTGAGATCGGCATGGAGTTCACTGGCCGTGTTGGGCAAGAGCTCCAGCGTCGAGGCTTGCAGCCCACAGAGGCAAACGTTGCAAAGCTGCTTGAAGACAAGAAGTTTGTCGAGCAGGCAGTCAGCGATGCTCGGACCAAGGGTTCTACGACAGCAGCCATTGATGCTGCATTCACGCTCGGTGCCGGCCGTTTTGCAACCGCACCGGGTAGAGCCGCCTTAAGAGATGCGGCCAGCGAACTGGGCGGTGCTGCTGATGCTGTGCAGATTGCAACTCGTGCTGATGAGTTACTCAAGGCCCGGACGCTGACCCAAAAGGTTGGCCGTGGTGCTGGTGCTGTGGGCATTGATGTGGCCGGTGGTGGCCTGTCTGAAGCCGGTGGTCAGCTTGCCGCATACGGTGAAGTCGATCTGGCTGATGTCGGTCTTGAGATGCTGGGTGAGCTTGGTGGATCGGCTGTTGAAATTCCTGCTGCCATGCGGGCCTTGCGTGAGCCACGACCTGCTGCCGCCCCTGTTGTGCCACCAATTCCAGAGGTGGAACCTGCCGACGCAGACGTGGGACCAGTCGATACAGAACTCGAGGCACCCACACCTCAGCCCGGAGCGACAACGCTTCCAACGGGCCGCTTCTCTGATGCGGACTTGGTGGCCACAGGCGTGGAGATTCCGCCCGCCAGCCTGCCGTTGATCCGCAGCCTGACTGTCGGCAAGACCCGCGAAGAGCTGCGCGGTTTTGTCGATGAAAACCCAGAGTACTTTGAGAACGATAGCGCGGCAGCTCGAGTGATCCGATCCCTCGTTGCCGAACCTGTTAGACAACCGGAGCAGATTGCCGTAGAGCCGCCTGCGCCCGGTGTCGGCGCGATTGGCGCACCTCAACCAGCAGGAGTAGACGTTCCTGCCGCTGGCCCTGTTCCTATTGCCGGCCCAGTGGCTGGACCAGCAGCCATTTCTGCGCCAGCACCCACCCCAGCAATAACGGAGACCCCAAGTGGCATTACGCCCCCTAAAACCATCGAAGCAGAAACGCAAAGACCAGAAGCTCCCCGAGTTCCCGTCCCGCCCAAGCAAGTAGACCGTTTTGGTGAGCTGCGTCCCGGTCCTCTAGATCAGGATCAGGCACCTCCACGGCTGTCTGACGATGAGCTTATCGAGCTGGGTCTTCCCACGGAAGCACGTAAGCCAAGGGAACCCAAGGAACCAAAGGCTCCAACCATCCGGCCTATTGAGAATCCTGCCAACATTGGTGGTGATGCAAGCTTCACATGGAAACCCGGCGATACTCCACCAATGGTTCCTGTTGCTAGTGGCGGAACCCCATTCCGCAGCCGCAGGGAGGCCGAGGCGGCGCGCCGTTTACAGCCAGCCATGCGCTTGCTCAAAGTTCCAAACGGCTTCTTGCTGACCCCAAAGACCGACGCTCAAATGGATGCGCAAGCTCGTATGGGTCGCAGGCTTGGTATGGCCAGCACGGGAAAAAAAGGAACGCCACGCAGCGCCATGGAGTTTATCGCCGAGAAGGGTGGCATTGATCCACGCTTCAAGAGCGAGACCATCTACCCTGATCGCAACCCACGGGTAGGCAATCGCTTCCTGTTTGCCGCTCCGGGCAAGGGCTTGTCCTTGGGACAGATGTCCGAAGCCCTTCAGCAAGAGGGCTACATTGATATTGACGACATTGGCTTGGCTCTGGATGCCATCAATCGTGGCACGTACACTGCTGAGGGATACGAGCGTTTGGCCGAGGCGGAAAGAGACCGTCTTGAGCAAGAGAACAAACTAAGCGAACTGCTTGATGAAGCTACCGCCGAGTGGGCGGAAGAACTAGGATATGACGCTTCCGATTTGATTGATGCCGGTCTTTTGGAAACGACGGATAAAGTTAAGGCGGAAGTTGAGGAGATGCTTCGGCGTGCAGAAGCGCTTGGCATTCACGAGGATGATGTTTTACAGAAAGCGATTGATGATGCCTACACAAAAGCAGAACTCCAAGGCCGAGCCAAGCCAACCCAATACGAAATCTACACCACGGCCCGCAAAGAGCTTCAGTCAGTACTCGAAAGAGGCGCAGAAGATCGCATCGAAGATACTGGCCAACCGAGCGCAGCGCGAGATGAGCTGAAGCTGACACCGGCCACCCCTGAAACGTTTCAGGCAGAAGAGGAGCGGGCCAAGCAAGCAGCCGCCGAAGAAGCACGGGCTGTCGAGGAGGCTGAGAAGGCTAAGGCTGAAGCCGACAAGGAGCGTGAGCGCAAAGAGATTGAGCAGCGAAGTGCTGGTGCGGCCGATGACTTCAAGCTTGGCCAGTCTGCCGAGGAGAATCTGACTGGTCAGAAGGACATTTTTTCCACGCCTGTGCAGATTAGCCCAGAGCAAGAGAAAGAGCAGGCACTGAGGTTGTTCTCTGCTAGGCTGGAATTGACGACTGAACCCTTCAAGGCGAAGTATAAAAACAGAACGATGGTGCTTAGACCAAGACCATTGAGTGAGAAACAAAAAGCCCAGCTTCAAGAATTGGCCAGCAAAGCCATCGACTTGGGCTTGCCGGCATCTACGTTGAGCTTGATTACAGATTTCGGCGCTACAAGCATGTCTGGGGCTGCCGCCATGAGTGAGAGTGGCTCGTTTCTTTTGAGCAAACAGTGGGCTTCCGCCTCCGAATCAGATAAGCTGCATTCCTTTGTTCACGAGTTGGCCCATGCTATTGATTTCCAAATTGCGCCACAGCTTACGGGCGGTAAGAGATTTTCCGCAGAAGCTAAGTGGTCGGCTGCGTACGATGAGCTCAAGGGTTGGTACGACAAAAACCCATTTTTGAACCCGCTGACATACCCGTTTGCTACACGGTATGCGGGCACAGCAGATTTGAAAATGGAGAGCTTCGCTCAAGCCGTTGCCCTCTATATCACAAACCCTGAGCGGTTAAAGAACAATGCATTGCAGGCATACTCTCAAGTTCAAGCCATTGTTGAAGGAATTCAAAATGAATCAAAAGCAACTAGCGCAACAGGCGCAGCAAAGACAAGCCCTTCTGGAGTCAATGTTCGACAAGCAAGAACTGAAAAAGACTCAGGAGTACAACCCGCTACTGGCGAGGTCAGCACTGGAGTCGGCAAAGTTGCGCGAGGCAAAGATCGAGCCGCTGACCAAGTAACCGGCGACACCATTGAGGTGGACGGCAAAGAGCGGCCCACGCGCAATGCTGACGGCCGATTGATCGAGAGCACGCCAGAGAAGTTACGCAACTTCTGGCGCTTCTTTGGTGATAGCTTGGTGGTTGACAAGGATGGTAGACCGCTGGTGGTTTATCACGGGACTGCCTCTGACTTTTCGGAATTTGCAGAAGAAAAACTTGGAATCAATACAAGAGAAACCGATGGCGAGCTTGGCTTTTTCTTTACGGCCAAACCGTTTCTTTCCGACAGCTACGCCGAAATAGCATCCAAAGGCGGATGGGGCAAAAGGACGCAAGGCAGCTCCCCAGTTGTATACCCCGTCTACCTGAGCTTGAAGAATCCAAAAAAATACGGATCAGCAAGTTCTTTTTACCGGGACGCTGAAAACTTCAAAGGTCGATTCAACGAGTGGCGCACTGAACTTGAAAAGCAGGGGTTTGATGGCGTTGTTGTGCGCGATGATTTTGAAGAGGTAATTGCGTTCCGACCAACACAGATCAAATCCGCCACCGGCAACATCGGCACATACGGTGACGTTCAAGAGATCAACCTTATGGCATCTCCGGTGCAAGACCCGGACGCCCTCAAAGGCGAAGGCAAGAAGGCCGTAGAGAACAGCCGCGAGAGCATCCTGTATCAGCCTATTGACGGCACATGGAATACACCCATGGACCCCAAGCCGCTGAAGCTGAGCGACGAGTTCTTTTACAACTGGGTGGACAAGCAGGTCGACCTCAAGCGTGTCGTGGATGCTATTGGCGCAACCGGCAAGCGCATCGCTGGCAAGTTCAACGCCTTGGAGCGTGAGCGTACCTACCACGGCCGTGTGGCTGATCGCACAAACAAGTACTTGACCGAAGAGCTGCAGCCGACGCTTGACTTGATGCAGAAGTACGGCATCACTCAGCGCGAGATCGGCGAGTACCTGCTCAACCGCCATGCACCAGAGGCCAACAAGGTGATTGCTGAGCGCAACCCTCGCTTCCCTGATGCTGGCTCTAGCGTTACAACGGCCGACGCCATCAAGTACATGAACAGCCTTGACCCGTTGCGCAAAAGCCAGCTGGATGCCGTGGCCAAGCGCATGGACAAGACGCTGACCAAGATGCAAGACATGCTGGTCAAGTACGGCATTGAGACTCAAGACACCATCGACGGCTGGCGCGACATGTTCCAGTACTACATCCCGCTCGTGCGCATGGATGGGGACTACAGCATCAACAAGGTAATGTCTCAGGGTGCCGGCTACTCCCGTAGTGGGACCACCTCGAAGTCCCGTACAGGTTCATCCAAAGAGGTCAACCTCGACGAGATTTTCTCGAACATTGCCATGCAGCACGAGCGCATGATCGTTCGCGCAGAAGGCAATCGTATCGGTCAGGCTCTCTTTGGCTTGGCATTGACAGAACCCAACCCCGGATTTTGGCTGGCCCTTGATCCAGACACGAACGTCATCTGGAAAACCATCAAGGAGTTGGAAGACATCAAGGCGAGCCGAGACCTTCTCAAGGAGATGATTGATAGCGGTGAACTCACGCCAAGCCAAGAGGCCGAGTACCGCATGGAGCTCGACCTAATCCGCCGGATCATCAGGAAGAAAGAGCAGCCCGCCCGAGCAGCTTTTGCCAAGGCGCGTGATGATCTTATGAAGGATTTGGAATTTAGCCGAGAAGATGCCACCGAGCTGGTCCAGCAGCTCATGATGCCGCCGATGAAGGCCCGCTACAACAAGGAAAAGAACGAGGTTGTGTACGAGCCCAATGCGGCCGTGGATAACGAGTTCGTGTTTGCCACGCGCATCAACGGCTCGGACAAGTTTGTTCTGTTCAACGGTAATGACGAGCGGGCAAAACGCATGGCACGAGGTCTGAAGAGCATGGACGCAGAGAACCTCTCTGAAGCCATGAACCTCGCGGCTACGATCACTCGCTTCTTTGCTGCGATCAACACGCAGTACAACCCTGTGTTCGGTGCGTACAACTTCTTGCGCGACGTTCAGACTGCGGCCCTGCAGATCAGCACGACCGAGATTGCAGACAAGCGCTCTGAGGTCATCAATGGAACGCCTGCCGCACTGAAGGCCATCTTTCAAGTTGCTCGCGCTCGTCGTGACGGCAAGAAGGTTAAGGGCGGATTGGCAGATGATTTCGCGGAGTTTGAAAGCGAAGGTGGTCAGACTGGCTTTAGGAACCTGTACAGCCAAAGCGAAGAGCGGGCCAAAGCGATACAACGGCAGATCGACCCATCCTCATGGGCTGACACTAAGCTGGGAAACTTCTTTACGGCAGGCGGCACTCTCAAGGTTCCGCTTGAAACGATGCGCAAGGGTGCTGCGCCCCTGTTCAACTTCTTGAGCGACTACAACCAAGCGTTGGAAAACGCTGTTCGTCTGTCCGCCTACCGCGTTGCTCGTGAGAAATTTAAATCGCAGGGCATGAGTCTTGCAGATGCAAAGCAAAAGGCAGCCACGATCGCCAAAGACATTACCGTCAACTTTAACCAGAAGGGCGTCAAGGCTACACAGATGGGCGCTCTGTATGCGTTCTTTAACGCGTCGGTTCAGGGCACCGCCATGATGGCCCGCACCTTGGCTGGTCCGCTTGGGCGCAAGATCATTGCAGGCGGCATGCTGTGGGGCGTGATCCAAACCATCATGTTGGCCATGGCCGGGTTCGACGACGAAGAGCCGCCAGAGTTTGTGAAGCAGCGCAACTTCATCATTCCTTATGGCTTGATCGTTCCGGGAGCAGAGGGAAAGTACTTGGCCTTCCCCATGCCTTTGGGCTTCAACGTGATCCCAACCCTGAGCCGGCTTGCAACTGAAGCTGTCATCAGTGGTGGCGATAATGTTTCTGGCAAAGCGGTGAGCGCACTTGATGCGGTGATGGACATGTTCAACCCAATCGGTAACGCGGGCTTGTCGCTTCAGACCATCACTCCAACTCTGCTCGACCCATTGGCCGCCCTTTTTGAGAACAAGAGCTGGACTGGCCAGAGCATTGCACGCGAGGACTTCAGTGCTCTGAACCCAACGCCGGGCTTCACTCGTTCGCGTGATTCAGCCAATGCTATATCTCAAGAGCTTGCCCGACTTCTCAACTCTATATCCGGCGGCAATGAAGCTCGCAAAGGTCTGATCAGTCCAACTGCTGACCAGATCGAGTACTTGACTGGCCAGCTTACTGGCGGTGTTGGACGTGAAACGATTAAAGGCATCAAGAGTGTTGAGGCGCTCGTCACTGGTGAAGAGCTGCCTTCGTACAGCGTGCCGTTGGTTGGCCGCTTCCATGGCAACGTCAATGAGATGGCTGCCGTTTCAAGCGCTTTCTACCGCAACCTGACCGAGCTCAACATCCAGAAGAATGAAATTAAAGCCATCCGCGAGAACAAGGGCGATGTGCAGGCTTACCTTGCTGAGAACCCAGAAGCTCGCTTGGCTCAGATGGCGACCGCTCAGTACAACCAGATCAAGAACCTGCGCAAGTTACGTCAGGCGGCTCTTGAAAAGGGTGACAAAGAGCGGGCCAAGAAGCTTGAAGAAGCGATCAAGACTCGAATGGTCAACCTGAACGAGCGATACCGAAAGGCTGTTGAGTAAGGTATGGTGGCCAAGCTGGAGAAGTGACGCATACTGAAGAAATTCAGTATCGGGACGACATCAGGCGCTCAATGGTGATCCCAAGGGCGTCAATCTCGTCGAGCTTCATTACAGACCACATCCGCTTCTGGCCGTGAAGGCCGTTGACCGATCCGCGATGGCAGTCTGGGCACAGGGCGATGGACGTGAACCATGCCCCCTGCTTAATTTCATGGCACTCGCTTGGCCCGGACGCATCGCAGACGGAGCAGGGTAGCTCCTTAACTCGGACGATGTGGTCCTTCTCTGCGGCTGTAGGGGCCTTTTTATTCTTACTCTGCATCTCGGGCTGCTCGTTCGTCCAACACGGCGTCAGCGGTCTCCATAGCCCACTTGGCGGCACCTTCTGGTGTGCGCATGGCTGATGCCCCAATGAGAGCAAAGGCGACAAAGAAGTCGTGCAGGGTCATCTCTTCAATTGGGACAGTCCTTTGTCTGGCTTGCAGTTTTTTTAGGCTCATGGCGTTCTCAATGTAAGTTATCGGTCAGCTCGCGGTCGCGGGCATCATCGTTCATGCGGTCGGCCAAGTCGTCAACGGCGTCGTCGATCTCCTCGGCGTCCCGGTCTTCGGCCAGCATCTGGTAGTACAAGGTGTTGGGTGTCATGCTTCACTCCTCTTTCGGATCAAGGCGGCAGCAGCCAGTGTGCCGTAACCGTCTATGCCAGCTTGCTCGCAAGTTTGTGCGCACGCCTCACGCTCGGTGGCTGCGACTAGGGCGGCGAAGCGTTCAAAGACAGGCGCGAGATCACGCTCAACCCATGTCATGTGGTCAAACATGGCTCCAGCCTCCCGCGCCATGCGGATGATGTCGTCTTTAGTCATCACTCAGCCTTTGCGTACTTCTTGGCCAGCTCGTTGATGTCCTCGATCAAGCCACTGGAAATGGTCTGGCCTTTGACGGCAATGTTGGATGCCCATGCGTCGGCAGCGATCAGCTTGGTGATGTCGTTGACTGCCTTCTGGTAGCCGGACTCAAACTCGCCTTTGCCTTCGACGATCATGGTGATGGCGTCGCGCACCATGGCTGCAGCCTTGCGGCCCTTAGCTACCGCCCGCAGCTGGGCGTGGATGTCTTCGCGCAAGTGCACGGAGTAGGGGATCAAACGTTTCGTTTCCATACTTGGAACTCCTCATAAAGTGAAAGCAATTTCTTGGTAGCGCTGGCGCTGGCGGGGATGTCTGCTCGGGATGTAACGCCTAGCCATTCCTTTAGCCATTCCGTCGCAGCAGCTTCGGTGTCCTCAAACGTGTGGCCGCTGTCCACCAAGAACAGGTGAAAGCTTTTGTCGCGGCACAGCATCGCTGCCATGCGCACGTAGTCGGGGGCCAGCTGCTGCTCGCGGACCATCGGCTTGTTGTCCTCACCGATACGAACCATGACCACCTGATAACGTGCGCCCACATAGTCTCGGAACAGCGGCTCAGGAACCTCGTCGGGGTGGACGTTGAGCGTCAGGATGTGGCCCGTCTTGTCTTGCTTCATCGCAATCTTGACGGCTTCGAAGTTCAATGTTTCCATGTCGGTCTTTCAAAAAGAAGCCTACTGGCGGATGCTTGGCACCCGCTTTCGGCACAACATCAAAAAGGCAAATCTTCGTCGCTCAGGTCAGGCGGTGGCGCACGTCGTGTGGGCTCGTCGATCTGGCGCTCCCGTGGCTGTGGCTTGAAGCTGTCGTACTTCAGGCTGATGAACTCGCCGCGACTGCCTTGGCGGACCCAGCCGCTGATCTTGATCAGCACGCCATCGCCATCTGACTCTTCCATGAGCTGCTTGATCAGGGACTTCTCCATGATGATCTCGCCACCCCACTCGGGGGATTTTTCGTTACGTTTCTCGCGGGGAAATAGTGCGCCGCTGTTTGGGTATTCCATGTCAGTCTTTCTTGTGTTTGGCCTTAGCCTGTTTGAAATGCTCCATGACTTGTTCATAGTGAGCTGTTGCGTCCACCTTCATCCGGTCAAAGATGTTGCGGTTAACCTTGAAGATGTTCATCACGTCTTCTTGTGAACCGGCATTCTCCAGCGCCATGGAGGCGGCATCGACAACGAGCTGGCCCCAGTCCTCAGCACTGACACTCTTGTCGGCTGTAACCTTGAGCTGCCATGGGCCATCGCGGCCTTCCATCGACTCGGGAGCTTTGGCTGCTGGCTTGGGGGCTGCCTTGGGTGCGGGCGCTGCTTGGCGTGGTGCCTTCGTGGCTGCGTTAGCGTCATCGTCCTCTGGTGCAATGCCGCAGGCTGCCATCAGGCTGTAGCGACGTGCGTAGGTCAGTGCCGAGCCGAAGCCCTGAGCATCGACCTTACTGGCGGGGACGAACAGTCGGCCAGCTTCCAGCATCTCGCCGGACTCATGCAAGAACACGGTTTCAACAACAACACCGTCTGTGTGCTCGAAGGTTTTCTGAATCATGGCGATGCCGTTGTCGTTCAGGCCGTCGATGACAGCCTCGACGCAGGCCGACAGATCGGCGTAGCGGTTGCGGAAGTGAGGGTTGGTGCTCGACTTCAGTGCGGGGCCAAAGGCTTTCTGTGCCTTGACCAGTGCTGATGCAATTTCTTTCATTGCGATATTCCTTTTAGAACCACAGCCAAATGCCGTGGATGATCCCGACTGGGAAGAAGATGGCACCTGCGATGAGAAAGCCCCAGAGGCCATCGCTGAAACAGGTGATGATGTGATTGAGCCATGCTGCTACGAGCACGACGCCGATTACGAATGGCCACATGAAGCATTCTCCTTGGTGTTACTCTGCGCTGGCCGTTGCTGGCTCTTCTTGCGCGATCTCTACGGTCTTGCCGCTGGTCAGTGCTTCGATCAGTTCGTCCTGCTTGGCGACACTGGCCGAGAACATGTTGCGGGCCACGAAGCCGACGGCCTGTGCCTTGGTGGATGCTTTGACCAAGCGAACTTGATCGCCACCTTTAACCAAATAAACTCGTTGTGACATTTCAGATTTCCTTCTCGGATTGCACGTCAGGCTGCGCAGCCTCGAGCTGCCAGACGTGATGGGTTTTGGGTAAGAGGCTGCATTCAATCTTCAGCACATAAATCTTTCGCTGAATGTTTGGGGTCAGTAAAGACAAGCGTTCTGCTTCACGCATGGCTTCATGGATCGTGGGATGAATAACGCTCGGCGCTGTGGTGTTGGCCACACAAACCATGTACTGGCTCATTGAACCTCCTTCGATGCAAGGTAGGCTTTGTGTTGGCCACAGAACTCGGACACTTGGCAGAAGTTTTCGCAGCGGGTGCGGCCACCTTCGCGGACCTCGATGAGGAACTTCTCCCCTTTCTTGGCCTTGGACTCAGCGATCTGCAATGCGTCTTCCGCAGCCGGCCGGTTCTCGTGCACGCTCTTGGCCCGGATGTTGCCGTCCTTCTTCAGGGCGTAGGTGGTTGGCTTCTCCCACATCTCATCTGGTGTGCACTCGGGCGGCTCGTCACCAGTCTCCATGTCGAACAAAGCCCACTCGTGCTTTTCGATGCGAGCTTTGATGAACTGCTCGCGGTCGGCAAACGGCCACAGTGGGATGTCGATCACAGTGATGGGGGCTTGTGGGTAGCCGTCACGGGTGGCTGCATCCCGGCGGGACCAGTCGCGGATGATGGCCACGATCTGCAGCTTCTTGACCGGCACCTTCTTGACCAGTTCGACCAAGTAGGCGTAGGTGTTGAGCTGGTTGTGCCAGTCCTGCTTCTCGTTCATCACAGCCCATGCCGAGGTGGTCTTGTAGTCCGACAGGATGATGCCGTCTTCTTCGATCTCTTGCAGGTCCATGGCACCGCTGACGCTCATACCGCCGATGGTTGCGTGGACTCGCTCTTCAACGACGTGGTGGTCGTCCTTGCCGTGCTCCAAGACGCCGTGAATGGCCGTGCCAAAGATGGACCAGACCATGTCTGATGCGTCCTCGGTGAGGTCATCCCAGTGCTTGCGCTTGAGCTGGACGATGCGTGGGCTGTTGAGCAGTTCGGTCACCGACATGTTGGCCTTGCCCTTGGAATAGGTAGGGCGCTTGATGACGTTGACGATGGTCTCTGGCAGGTTGTGCTTATTGGTGAGTTTCATTTTTCTTCTCCGTCAAGCTTTGCAGTTCTTGGTTCTTCAGCTTCATCATCCCGGCCAGCATAGAAATCTTTGCCTGAGCGTCTGCGTTCTTTGCTCGCTCTGGCGCTGACAGTAGGCTGGTCTTTGTGAAGCTCACGCTCATGGCCATGCGTCTCACCTCACGGCCAATCGCCTTCACCCCGGAGCTGATGGCGTACTCGGTCTGTGACTCGGGGGCGATGATGACAAACGATCCTTTGTGGTCGGCCACCATCAGCATGCAGTGAGCGGTCAACAATGTTTCCTTGATCTCGGTAATGCACTGAAGCAGTTCAAGATCATGGCGTCGAACATCTTCAATGCTCACTGGTGGTTGGACTTGACACATCTCGGCGATGCGCTTTCTGCTGATAACGCTGCCGTAGGTGAGCCCTTCGTCGAGCAGGTCTTTGACGGCCTGCTTCCAAGCTGGAAACAGAAATGTCTCGTTGCTCATACGAACTCCACGTTGAAGCGTCCGAAGCGTGGGCGGTAGTCGCCAAGACCAATCAAAGCGCCAGCATCTTGCACGGCCTTCTGAACTTCGTTGACGTTCACCACGTCCTCGTTGACCATGATGCTTGCACGCAGGCTCCAGTTACGGAAGATGGGGCGGTAGCGCATGATCTTTGCGGTGCCAACTTTTACGCCACGGCAGTCAACAAAATCTGGATCATCCCAAAGCTGCTCGGGGGTTTTGTTTTCGTAGCCTTCGAACACCAGCTCATCCTCAAGCACTGTCACGCCCTGCTTGAACTTCACGCCGAGCTTTTGCAACTTGGCTGCTGCGATCAGGCATGCGTCCAAGTTCTGCGCTGGCAAGAAGAAGCCGCGATCCTTCTTCCAATAGCATCCGCCAATGAACTCGCCGCGTGCGATGGCGATGTGGTCGTCGTCGGTCTTCTTGCGCTTGCTGGTCAACTCCTTGTGCGCTTTGGTCAAGGGATCGAGCGGGTTTGCGAAGCGATCCGAGTGCATGAGAAGAGCTGCTTTACCTGTAATTTTTACTGACACCGTTTTCATGATTTCTCCTTGGTTATGTGATGCACATTTGCATCGAAATGACCCCTCAGTGAAGAGTCATCCCGCTACATTAGCCCTTGCCCCGCCCAGCCTAGCCCCACCGTGACCCGCTTTACCCGGCCATGCCTGACTACTCCAAGCCCTTTGGTGTTGCCACCGAAATGAATCCTCAGAGAAGATTCATGACGCTGTTAACAGCCCTTGCCAAACCTCGCCGCGCCCTGTCCTTCCTGACCCGGCCGTGCATCGCTTTGCCCCGCCTGTCCACGGCGTTCCCGACCGCTTGGTGTTGCCACCGAGATGAGCCCTCAGTGAAGACTCATAACGCTGTTAACAGCCCTTGCCCGACCTCGCCTAGCCCCGTCTCTCCGGACCTTACCCGGCCCCGCCCGAACATACCCTTCCGGTCCCCGGCGTGCCAGCTGGTGTTGCCACCGAAATCACCTCTCATGGAAAGGTGATCCCGCTGTAAACAGCCCTCGCCCAACCGGTCCTTGCCCGTCCTCTGTACGCCTTGCCCGTCCGAGCCTGTCCACACCGCAACGAGCCAAGTGGTGTTGCCACCGGATAACATTCATGACTTAGACTCTGGTTACCTACCCGCTCCGTATGCTCGGTGCTAGGTGAACAAGTAATGTAGCACACATAATCCAGATCAGCGATTGATTTTCGCTATCGAAAATGGGAAACCGATAGTGAGAACCGCAGCCCGACGAGACGCAAACGAGAGGTCAATCATCAAAGCGATGGAGGCTGAGGGCGCATTCGTGCGGCAGATCAACGACGAGGGCCGGTTCGATCTACTGGTGTGGCACAAGGGACAGACCCTGCTGATGGAAGTGAAGGACGGTGCTAAGCCGCCATCGGCGCGACGGCTGACTGATGCCGAGCAGAAGTTTCACGACGAGTGGCCCGGTAATAACCTGCATGTAGTGATCAGTGAGGCCGAAGCGATTGCAGTGCTGCGTGCTTGCGGGTAAACTGGCGGTGCAGTTGTTTCATGCTGCATTCTCCGTTGGTTAAGTTGCTTTCAAAGGGGTGTCTTTCGGGATGCCCCTTTTTTTCATGGGTACTTGACAAGCCAATTTATTCTGGTGCTACAATAACCACATCGACGGACTGGTAACCCGTTGTAGTTCTGTAAAACGCACCTGCAAACCCATTGGTGAGCGGGCTTCGTCAAAGCTGGGGTGTCCTGTTACAGCAGGCCCTTATGCGGCAACCAAGCCTAAAGCTCGTTCACCAATGGGTTTTTTGCTTTGTGCCGCCACCTTGTCTCAGAGGTCTATCGGGTTTTGGGTTGGCATGGGGTAGCTGGAGGAGGTTCCATTGGGATAGTCCAGAGTGCACCAACCCTACAACGTTCTGATCTGGGGCGAGAGCGCAAAGAAGTTATCGTGGCGCAACCGGGGGAGCACCTGTTCTTTAACCGCGAGTTCAAGTCTTTCGGGTAGGGGCAGGTCTGAATGGCCGGGGTAGACGTTGCCAAGCGACGGAAAGCATTCAGAGGTGGCACAGGCCGGACTGATGCCACTCCACACGGAATACTCAGCTACGGCTCCGGGAATGTGGAAAGCGCCTAGGTGGAGACAACCTCTCCCCTAGGCAGAGTCTTGCCCAGCCGAACCTAGCACCCACCAAGAATGTGAACATGACTGACGATCTTTACTCATCAGATGTCTGGAAGAACGCTACTCCAGAGCAGCGGCAGAACTTCATTGCGCGAGTCAGGGCGAATCAGCGGATGGAAAGGGAGCGGCTGCTGGCGGAAGATCGGAAGAAGAGAAAAGAGGCGAAGGCTGCTGCTGCGCCGGCCGTGGTTTCAAGTGCGCGGGTAAGCAAAGCGCAGCAGAAAGCGGCTCTGGCCCTCAAGCGGCAGATCAGGATGCACGATAGGTCGCCTAGGCCAGTGAAAAGCAGAAAAGCCAGACCCAGCACCGGCGTAACTTCTGATGCCTTCCTATCCACCTATGCTTGGCGTAAGCTGCGCATGGAGGCTCTGAAGAAATACGGGGCAAGGTGTCAGTGCTGCGGCGCTACTCCGGCCGATGGCGCGGTGATGAACGTGGACCACATCAAGCCAAGAAAAAAGTGGCCAAGCCTCGCCCTCGACCTGAACAACTTGCAGGTTCTTTGCCATGACTGCAACCACGGCAAGGGCAACTGGGATGAAACCGACTGGCGATTCGCTGCGTCATAGTTTCTGGCTATCAATTTCGGGAAACCGATAGCTACAATTATCTTCACATTCCTACACTTTCATGTATATTCGAGTTCGGGGGTGGTCCCCGCACAGGAGAAAACATGAAACGTTTCATCTCGACCGCACTGCTCACGGTGAGCACAGCGGCATCAGCTGGCTTCTACACAGGCAATGACTTGTTTGAGCGACTCAACGACCCAGACCGCGTGTATCTCGGTATGGGATACATCGCTGGGGTTTCCGATCTTGGTTCGGGTGATTACCACTGCGCTCCAGAGAGCGTGACGCTAGGCCAAGTAAGAGACATGGTCACCCAGTATCTGCGTACCAATCCATCCAACAGGCACATGAGCGCGGCTTTGCTTGTGACGTATACATTGATGGAGCAGTGGCCGTGCCCCAAGAAGAAGGGCGGCAACCTATGAAGTACGTCGCCGCAATCTGGCTGGTGCTGTCCATCGTGATTGGCTACGGGATGATGGAGAACGCTTTTACCAAAGGCTACGAGCAGGGCTACGTCGAGGGGCGTGACCGGGCGCTGATGACTGAGCCTGAAATCTTTAAGCAATGCACGGCGTGGTGGTTTGACGGCAACGAGCCACGGGCCATCAAGGAAATCAACAAATACTGTGATCGGAGAAAGAAATGAGTAACACAAACACAGGCGGCCCAGCGTTTCCGGGTCTTCACCCATCCGCTGAGTGCCGATACCAAGACGAAGGAATGACCCTGCGCGATTACTTTGCGGCCAAGGCGATGCAGGGATTGATGATGCGCCAAGACGACGCCGGATTTGATTTCGCCCGTGCACCAAAGGACTCTGCGCGGGTAACTCTCTGGGCCTATGACTTGGCCGACGAAATGCTGAAAGCGAGGGAAGCATGACATCAAGAGAACAATTTGAGTTGGAGCATTTCAACATCAGCCCCGCCAAGGTGGGCAAGCGCATCCCTGCGTTTTGGATTCACCAAGCCCCCTCTGCTTGGCGCAAGACGATGAAGTATTGGGCAGCACTGGCCCTTGGCATCGTCCTTGGCTCTGTGGGTGCTGGTGTGTTGGCTGTTGTGGTGGGGGTGGTGAGATGAGCAAAGAAGCAATGAAGCTGGCGCTGGATGCGCTTGATGAATTTTGTGAACTTGGCGCAATCATTCGGCCATTGGAGGTGCGTGATGCCCTGCGAGAAGCACTGGCAGAGCAGGAGCCACTGACAGACATCTACCGCAGCTTTGAGCAGTGGAAGAACGGCAACGTGCTGGAGCATGGCGTACCACGCACCGAGTATTACAGCGAGGCCCAGCTTGATCTGGTTGAGATGGGGTGGAACTACGGCTATGACGCTGGCCGCGCAGTGGAGCAAGCCCTCGACAAGAAGGCAGAGAACGCCCGTGAGCTTGGGCTGAGCTGGGATGAACTGCCGGACACGCACTTTGGAGACGTTGCGTTCTTGAAGGGCGCTCAGTGGGCAGAAGCCAAACTCAAGGAGAAGAAATGACCACACAAACAGAAGCCGAACGACTGGCTGATCAGTTGGAAGACCCGGTGAACGCAAAACTGTACCTAGCCCCCTACATTGCCGCCGAACTGCGCCGCTTGGTGTCGCTCAACAACGACCTGATGGACGAAGTGGCACGGCTGACCAAAGCCGTTGCTGACGAGCGTGAGGCGTGTGCAAAGTTGTGTGATGCGTTTCAAGCGCGGGGTGTTGGTATGCAACCAGCCGAATGTGCTGGAGCCATCCGATCAAGGGGGAACACATGATCGTCCGTAAAGTTCGTGGCAAGGAAAAGGTGGGAAAAGTCATCATGTCAAGAATCGAATACGACATATGCAAAAAACTTGGTGTGTCGGTAGAGGACTTCATCAGAGAAGCCTTGCTTATGATTGCCAAGAAGCGCAGATGGAAATGGTATTTAAACAAGGAGAAGAACCATGAATGACTGGGACACACTGCAAACCATCTGCCTGTACGTGATCTACATGACGATCGTTATAGGCTTTGGCCTGTTGATTGCTTTCTGGATAATGGCATGAGAGTCAAGTACGTCAGCAAGAACACGGCCTTGAACCCTGTGGCCCGTGCGATGGCGCAGAAGAAGCTGGCCGATGACTTAACCACCCGCAAGATCAGGCTGTACATGATGCAAGATGGTGAGCCGTGCGCTGACCTGCTTGAAGAGTTGGCCGTGATGCTGGCGACCATTGGTGTAGCGTCTGAGCTTGACCCTGACGTTGGCGGTGATGACGTGGGTGTACGCATCTTGCGTGGTGGTATGTCTGCATGCCAAGCACTGATCAACACCGACAAGTGGGACTCCCTGCAAGCCGTGCCCATCGAACGCGCACTTGACGAAGCCCAACTACTGAACCGGCGAGTGCACCCTGTTTACATCGCACGAGCAAACTCCATGAGAAATGAGGTAATGAAATGAAAATAGACGAACGACTCTGGCCCCTGCCCAACGCTTTCAACATCCGTGAGGACAGTCCCTTTGGTAAAAGCGACAAGATGATCAGGGACCAAGAGCAGACCCGCAAGGCCACCGCCGCAGGTCAGGCTCACCGAGCCAAGACCAAAGACACCCGCTTTAAACACAAAGGGAAGTAAATGAACGACCGTGAACTAGACCTACTCGTAGCAGACCTGCAATATGAAAACAAACAACTCCGCCACCAAAGAGACGCAGCTATCGAAGAGTCGGTCCGACTTCGCCACACGCTCGAACACATCTACGCCAAGTGCGTTCTGGCCGTTCGAGAGAGTGAACCCAGCAATCCTACAGGCAATTCACAAAGCCACGCTGACAAAGCGTCTTACTGAAAACCACAACCAACTAGGAGAAGCACTCATGTAAGCGTAGTATCATAGACCGTGTACACCAACAGGAACCATATGCCAGTAATCATCACGCCTTCGGAACACAAAATACTTTTAGACAAGGAAGACATGGAGTGGGCATCGCAAATGCGGTGGCACGTTTCACCGCGAGGGTATGCAAGAGCTTGGGCTCGGGCCGGGCTCACACGGAAGCACGTTCAGTTGCATAGGCTGGTTTTGCAGGCCAAACCGGGGGAGTTGGTAGACCACGTAAATCGAAACAAGTTAGATAACCGACGTAAAAACCTTCGCATTGTGTCCCCTCAAGCTAACGCAGTTAACCGAGGTGCGAGCGGGCGCAGCAGTAATTACAAAGGCGTTGCCAAGAAAGGCAAAGGTTGGCAGGTCTACGTCGGAGGGAAGTATGTGGGCGTATTCGAAGACGAAGTATCTGCTGCGCTCGCGTATGACGCAGCGGCAAAAAAACTTTACGGCAAATTCGCCGTTACAAACAAAGGGCTAAAACTGTTATGACTGAAGCAGCATCAGCACTGGATGTGCAAGTGGGCGGCGACCACTACAAGAAGCTAAAGATACAGCCCATTGAGTTCATCCATGCCAACAACATCCCTTTCATCGAGGGCAACATCATCAAATACATCACCCGCTGGAGAGACAAGAACGGCGTGAAGGATTTGGAGAAGGTCAAGCACTACGTTGATCTATTAATCGAACTTGAAACCAAGGAGAAACCATGAACATCGAAGAAGTCCGCGTTGTCTTTGAGCGCCTGATGGCAGCCAAGGGCATCACCAACCTGAAGCGCAAGGGGGAGCGGTACGTCAGCCCCAACATGCAAACCAAGTTCCGTTACTTCACCCTCGGATGGGCAATGAAAGAGAGCAATGCAAAAACAAATTGAATTTAGCGTTATCCGCATTGACTGCGGCACACAGAGCCGTGTGTCCATTAACCAGCAAGCGGTTTCGTCTTATGCCGAACTTGTCAAAGAGGGCACGGTGTTCCCTCCCGTCACCGTTTTCTTTGACGGCAACCACCACTATCTGGCCGATGGCTTTCACCGCTACTTCGCGCACAAGGCGGCAGGTCACGATGAGATTCTGTCCGATGTTAAAAATGGCACGCTGCGGGACGCCATTCTTTTCTCGCTCAGGGCCAACTCAACTCATGGTCTACCCCGAACCAATGAAGACAAGCGCAATTCGGTTCAGATCATGATCGATGACTTTGAGTGGGGCGAGTGGTCGAACGCTGAGA